CTCACGACCCTCAAGTGGAGAGGTCGCTTCAACAATCGGGAAGGGTGTAAGACCCCTTATCCGTTCGTCAAGAGCGATCACCGCCTGCCACCATCCGCGATGGTAAAGACCATTACGAAGAGCGACAAGCGAAGCTATCTCCACTGCGTCATCCAGTGAGGTCGGGAAAACACTTTTACAACGGATAGGAGTTACATCCACACCATCATAATAATCCCCGCCACATGACTCCCTGAACTTTCCAGTCCAGAAAGACTTGTCGAAGTTAACCTTCAGCCCGAAGGCTTCCAGCTCTTCTGCCACTGGTACGGCAAAATCCGTAGGGACGATTATGTCATCCCCATAGACTCGCACTCTATCAACGAAGGACAGAACGTCCCTCGCTGAGAACTGCTGTCTAAGCTCACCCTTCCCGATCAAGTGTTTTTCGATCGCTATGAAGATGATGGCAAGGAAAACCATCGCCTCCACAGGGAAGGTAAGAGCAGAGCCCATAGACGCGAACTTGGCCAGACGCAATACGCCATAGCCAGGCACATCAGCCGTCGATGAACGACAAGCCTCCACAGCCTCCCGAAGGAGGGGAGCAGAAGCAAAGAGGTCATCTACATGCTGATTAGAAACACGATCGGAGGCATCACTCAAATCAAGTGTAGCCAAATCTTCGAAGACGGAGCCCCATTCCGCGGCAAAGCGGTTTGGATCTTGATCTTTGAAGCCGATCAAGGCACCAAGAACTTGGTTGTTCTCGATACCACCGACGATTTCTCGGGCGAGGCCTTGCTGCACATATTGATTGCAGGTTGGTTCCTCGGCGATGAGTCGCGGGCGTTTCAAGGTCTTAGGTACAGAGGTGACTTTTGCAGGCACCTCTGCGCCAGGCTCAAGCCAGGTCACGTCATCAAGGTCAAATTCTGACCTCGTGATCCCAAGTAGAGCATACTCCTCGAAAGGAAATAGAGGCTCAAGCTTGGTAGTCCAGACCTTCTGGGCGAATTTCGAGTTTCCCCGGAGTCCGTCAGCAGTGGCACCTGACCCATGTTTCGGCCAGATGTCACCGTAAAAGATCGATTCCTCGACCTTAGAAAGGAGCTGTCCATAAAGCAGACGAGAGAACCTCCGAAAATCCTCCTTTTGGGAGAGAGATCGGATTTCGTCGGCTTCCGCAACCTGTACTTCAGTCTCGACGTATGACCTATAAGCTCGCCGGGTGCGCCTTGCGGTACACTCAACTTTCACTTTGCCAAACAGCATGGTGAGCTGTCTGACGCAGATAATTGCCTCTAGATCAGGGTCGTCGAGTAGACATCCAGTTTCACGATCGAACACCAACTCCAGGAAACCCCCCAGAAATGCGGGGAGACCTTTCCTCCGGTGAAATCCCGGAAAGGAACTGGGAGTGACCTGTCCAGCGTCAAGACCTCTTTCGAAGTCCCTTGCATACACAGGCAAGGCAATCGTCAGAAACGACAGGCCTTCGTGTTC